TCGATATTCGAGTAGCACTTGAGAACGACTGTCATTTGTAGGCATGCCAATAAAACCAGGTATAGCACTAGGAGGGTGAATGCACTTTTGAAGAAAAGATAGACCAGGTTCCACACGAACGTGCTCGGATTGGATTTCATTGTCGGATTGGAGGTCGTTGAACAAGTCGGGATCAACAGAGTTTTCGGTTGCTTCGGCCATTGAAAAAGCGGTAGAGAGAGTACCATTGAAATTTCTTATTAACTAAGGCAGAGGTAGAAGTGCTTTAGATGTTTTGTGCTAGTTCTTGATAGCACTTTCCTTTATTTCCAAAGTGCAGGTTTCGATTTTCAGTTCAAGTTAGTGGAGAAAAGATAGTTGTAAGTAGCTGTTCGATTCTAAAAACTCCACAATCGTGAGGGGAAGGTGGCAAACCCCTCGGTGTAGCAGCCTAAGCCACCCACGAGTTAACGTGTGCTACACCATAAATTATCATTTACTGTTGCAGTTTGTAGAATTCAGGACCTTCACCTTGTGGTTGTATTACGTGAAGGTCAACAGTTGTTAAATCTTCGTATTTAATATTCGATGCACTTTTCAAGAAATCAAATAATATTTCGGCTGTGCCGATAGTCAGCCCTAAGTCTTTGTAAAAATCAGCGAGGTGCGCGACGCCGGAATTTTTTTGGTACTCTGTTCTTACTACAGCCACTCGCTGTGATATACTGGTTTTTGTTTCGTTGAAATGTTCTTGATCAACGTATGTTTTGCCTATGAATTTTGCTGTGTATCGAAGTGCATCAGGAAACAAACCATGTGGTGTGATAATAAAACCTGCAAAATCACCCACAAAACCCTTATGTTCTTTGATGACATGTCCAGTTGCTGCAATAAATTTCTCCCCGTCTGAATTCAACTTGATCTTCTTAGCCTTGACAGCAGAGTCATCTCCTTTAAATAGTGCAGCATTCTCTTTTTGTATGTCGAATATGGTGTAAAATAGCGCCATGTTTCCAAGTGTATTCTCGCATATAGTGAATGGGTTTCCGCTAAATTGTTTCTCAGAACCTTCCAACCAAACTCTACCGTCTTTAGTGAGGAAGTACATTCTCCATTTGCTGCGGAATAGTGTGAACCAAGTGGCTAGCCAATCAGGGCAACCAAGTGCTCTGATCAGGGTGTCAGTTAATTGTGTAAATATTTTCCTAAACTTGGTGTCCCATTCGCTAACATCAGTACAATGCCATTGATAGTGTGGTTTGTCGTCATTATTCACGAGTGCGGTGAATTCCTCGTTTAGTGTGATTTCGTCATCGAATGTAGCCAAAATAACAGGACGTTTGTGATTTCTAAGGTATTGTCGTATTTTCGTGAGTAGGCAACGCGCATAAGCGCTCAGTAGTATATTCACGCGCTTAGAAAATGCTGCGACGCCTTGTCCGACTTTATCTGATGTATCAAATCCTGGGTCAGATTTAAATTTAGCTTGCTGTTTATTGACGAAAGTGAGAAATTCTTTAGATTCGTCAAACTCATCTTTAATCTCGTTGAGCAGCGCGGCATTGCCACCGGTTTTCTTTGATAATGCGATCAGGTACTCTTTGTAATGATATCTTAATTCTTCGTCGGTTGCTCTAATCTCCTTTAGAACTTCGTTGAATTTGTGTGAACATCCGGTCATTGCACGGGAAAAACCATTGCATAATTGTGTGTAAGCGAGGTCAGCTTTCTTTTTCGTCATTGGTTTCATTTTTTGGCCATATCTCTTAACTAATGTACGCACAGTCTCACGATAGTGTCCACTATACTGATTGATGACGCTCGCGGTGTTCGGACACAATCTTTTACCGGTGTATTTCTTGCCCTTCTGTAGTAGATGGTCCACGTTTGTTTTGAGCACACCATCCTCGATGGCGGGTAGTTGTTCAGGCTCGATGAAAGCAGCGAATGAAGCACATTCATTTGCTGGCTTAATTGTGCTCATGACGACATGTTCTGCAGCAGATAGTGGGGTCTTAATTTGCACAACAGGATCTTTTTCCATTCTGATAAGTTTGCTCACGTTTGGCTCAAGTCCAATTTTACTTTTAATGATGTTGTCATTCACGAGGTAGTTCTGAGATATTTCTTCATAGGTGCGAATTTTGGTAGGTTCGATGTTGAAGAATTGTTCAATAAGTGTGCTGTTGCCGTAAAGTACTAATTGGTTCGTAGCTCGTGTGGTCGCAGTGTATATCCATTCAACACGATTAACTAAGTTAGAAGCGACGGCTGCAGAATCAATGTAAAATATGATGGTGTGTTCGCGTGATCCTTGATAAGTGGTAATTGTGTTCGCGTTATATCCAGTCTCAGTGAGTTTGCGGGCCGTTGCGTCATTAAAGCAAATTATTTGAAATTTTTTGAGTTTTTCCATGACACCTTCATATTTACACAAACCAACTTCAACTTTGGATAAAGTTTTGTATCTGGTTTGGTATTTTTCATTAATCATCTTACAAATATCCTTTGGTATTGCATAAAGTGTGTTATTATTGTTGCGAATTCCATACTTCGTGATGTGAGTGAAATGTATCTTATCGTAGGGCACGAAAGGTACTTGGTGGACATCGCCGACAACAATAATACTTGCTTTTGGGTTTAGAAAATGTAGTATTAGCAAATACTCACATTCGATAAGTGATATTTCGTCCACAACTATAGTATCGTATTTGGAAACAGATGATAGTGCTTTGTGTCGAGTTTCAGCGGCGTAGTGATCATTAACATAGCCTTCCTTGAGTTTCTTCGTTGGTGTTATGAAGAGTGCGTTTGGGTATTTTTCTTTAACGTATTTAGTTTTAGCCGCGCTAGGTCCGCCGGTCAGTGCTGTGATTTCAAAGATAGAATTCTTGGGTGTTGATTTGAATGTTTTGATAGTATCTTCGGCCAATTGATAGTTATCGCGATAAATTTCCATTTTAAAGAAAGTTGTTACAAATTCCTCGTACAATAAGTCACGTATGGGTATGGAGTGTTTGGTCTCTAACTGTAGATTTTTTGCTTCAATATCATCATACTTCAAATATTGCCGTTGGTGTTTCGTCTTAAGGAAGTAATAAACCTCCGTCCCACATCCCGTTCTATACGTCATGTAATCTTCGAAATACGTAGCGGCATCCCAGACGCGGGTCGGGTTCCCAAATGTTTTGATGACGACATCAGCTCCGATCGGGGCATGTTTCATAATAAATCCGATCATATCGTCGATGATCTCTTCACTGTTGTATGCGCGTGCAGCGTCACAAATGTATAAAGAATATTTGTCAGTTAGTGACGCCTCCAATTGTTTTAAATTCGAATAAAAGATTGGTTTAGGTAAATCATCCTCATATGGTAAACCACCGCGATAAACGCACGGCGTGAATTTCTTGTTCATCAATAATTTTGTTAGATGCCCAGGTGCGGCGCTCAATTCGACTATACTAACATCATTCGGTATGTCACCTTCGTAGAGGTATTGGCTAAATACTTTGACAAGATCTGGGAATTTGTTGGATGCTCCGCCGTCTCTCAAGGATGAGAAGTGGTTGTTACGATAATATATAGTTGCGGTGTGTAATGGATTTGCGACTTCAAATGATATTGTTGATTCAGGTGGTTCAAGATTTACAACGTGCACGGTGCATTTGTAATGTTGTGTGAAAACATGTAAATAACTGCTCGTGATACCGTGCTCAAATTTTCCTTTATATATGTAGTCCTGTGTGAGTTTTTGCGTGTATTCGTCAGGGTGTCTCTTATTCATTCCGTCATACATATTTTTGATCAAGTCACGTTGTGGTGGTTTTGAATGCAACGGGAATGTATCCCACAGTGCTTGCAGTAAACAATGCCCGGATAGAAACCTAGCAGGCATATCTTTTGGGTATGTGTCAGTTGTTACTTTGTGATGGTTAATAATGTGTTCACGCATTCTTAAATGGTGCATTGCTTTTCCACAAAAAATACAGTTAGCGAATTGTATGTAGTATTTCATGAATCTGTTGTTGGGCTCTGCTTCCTTCAATTTGTCAGCAATAAATTTGGCAATTGTGACTGACCCAACAATCATGC